ATACGGGATAGCCAATCACGCGCATGATGCTGTCGGTCGCGTGCTGGTCAAGGCAACGAATTTTACCCTGGCGCTCTAAGATCGTTTTGCGGAATGCGCCAGGATGGATAACATCCCCGCCATCATCAATGTTGCCAAACACGGCGACAAGGTGTTCAACAAGTCCCTGGTCATCAATGGCTTTGCTGCCACCGACTGAGAAAGTTTTATACTGTTTTTGTTCCATTGCCACCTCCGAAAGAGTAAACAAAAAGCCCGCTCCTTGTTAGGGAGCGGGCCAATTATGGGCGGCTCTAACTGCCGATAGATATGCGATTAACGTACACGCTTATTATACACGCAAAACGAGCATGACGCAACTATGCCGCGGGCTTATCGTCTCTGACAATCCGCGACACTTTGAATCCGCCCATGTGCCGCTCTGGAAATGCCACGGTTGGGTAAATAGCCGCGATGCTGATTATTACGCTCTCCATCTTGACCGGGAAGTGACGCAGTAGCCATTCTGGGAAGTATTGCTCCTTGAATGCCTGCCACCAATCGGCAGGATATGATACCGTCTCGTCTTTCGGTCTTTCGCTGAGCATCCTAACAACAAGACGGATAGATAAATAATGGTCTAGCGTTGGCTCAAGCAGCGACATATCAACTTTCACATCGCCAGGGTGAAAATATTGCAGTAATTCGCTTTTCTGAACCCACGCCATCGAGCACGCTTTAATATATTCTAATTCCTCAGTTGCGATTGTGTCCGTTTTATTCATCACAAGCCCTGAAATCAGACGTCAACCAAACAACATCCGAGAAACTCACGAAGTCCACCCATTCGGCAGCAAACTTCTCTTTGATTTCATCAATCTCTTCAGCCGTATATGATGTGAATATTGTGAATATTGTGATCATTGTCTTTATTTCCTCTCGCTCTAATTATACACTATGCCGCGGGCTTATCCCGATAGGTCACAATATCGCGCACATGGATAGCAACATCATCGGCAAGCGAATCGAATAGCGAATATCTTACTTCGATACTGTCAGCATCAATCAGGTCAACAAGCTCAGCCGCGATACGCTTTTCAAGGATAAATTTCAGCCGTTCAAGCTGTACTGTTTTTGTGCCGATAGGATCATCCATTCCGTTTACTCCGCAAATCCTTAAGCTCCCCTTCGTGGGTAAAAACGAGCAAATCAATCACGTCCTTTTGCCTGTTTGACACGCAGTCATCGCAGACGTTATGATATTCGATATCATCCTCGGGGTACTGTGGATATTCTGTGATGCGGAATGAAAACTCGTGCGGGAATGTTCGCTCCATGCGGCAAATCTTGCACGCCTTTTTATACCCGCCTGCTTTCAGGCATTCGGTACATAATCCGGAGTCGTGGTAGCCTGCCTCTATTTTTATTCCGCTCTGTTCAAGTGCCGCGCGATCATTGCGCGGAATGTTTGCCCATGACGGTATCATTTTGTCGCCGCAATTCTTGCACACCGTCAGGCGATACGAAAACATTGCAACATCCCCAACTATGCCAGTGAACTCCATTTTATTTTCCTCTCACAGAAATTATACTATGGCTTTTCCCTGTACGTCACAATGTCGCCGCGCTTGTCGTCTGGAATTTGCGCTTTGATAGCCTGCGCCATGCGCTCACATGCCCCCGCTTGTTGCAACAAGGCACGCCGCTGAGCAATCAGAAAATCATACAACAGATCGAATTGCGCCGCGGGTGATACTACAGGCGATACTACCTTATCGCTTTCCATTGCTGCCTCCCGGCCTCGTGCCATCTGCCACCGATACCGCGCCAACCGTCCACACGCCCGCGGGCTTTGCCGCTTTTAGCTCAATCGGGCGCACAGGGACGCGCCGCGGTGCCAGCTCACGCTTGTAAATCCAACGGTCTTTGGCGGGCGTGTCGCCTTTGATGATCTGGCACAATTCCCACCCGTCCAGGCCCATTGCGTTTTGCTCTTTGGCGTTCGGGTTGCGCTGTTCGTTATATTCCCATTGCCTGAATATTTCGGTGTACTCATTTGTGCTCATAGTTTAGCCATCCTCTCGTTTGTGTAACTCTGCCTGTGCGGGTGCATCCACTGGCTACAATACACCCTGAACGGATCTCTATCACCTGGTACTCATGGCCCGGTATGACCCGCGCCGCTTCACACGCTTGCTTGACGCTCTCATAGTTGCGGTAATGGTGGAATGTTTCGCCGCCGTTGCTGGATATGAGTAGCCGGTACAGTTTCATCGCGTCACCTCACAAGACGGGCAAAACAGTACACCTGCAGTTGATGGTATTGCCAGGGCTGCCGCTTGGGTCGCCGGGATAGGCAAGCGATTCGCCGCTAACAATAAAGTTTTCATCAATGCCCACCACCTGCTCATCGGCGTCCCAATGGTCAAACTCATCAGTCGGCTTTAGCCCGCGGGTACGGTCGTCTTTTGTGCTCAGCCATTCCTTTTGCTCTACGCCCCACTCGCGGAATAATTCCTCGTTGCCGCTGTTGCTGGCGCGGATTGTCTCAGTGCGGGCAATCATCTCGGTGCGGTATGCGGGCCTGCGCGATAGGAACCATTGCCAATCCGGATCTGTTTCGTCGTGCGTGCCCATCCACGCCTCAAACGTGGCGTCAATCTGCTTTTGCATGTCGGGCACGCTTGTGCCATCTGCCAGGGCACGCGCTAAAATCTCATGCAGGGCGTCGATAGTCGTCTGGTTGACCTCCTGGGCGAATTTGAGCACGTATTTGTTGAACCAATCCATAGCCCGCATATTTTGCAAGCTGAAGTTGATACCCAACTCAACCGCCCATCGTTTACCGCTGTCTGTGACAACACCCTCAACCAATGGCATAAACGTCTCGCGCCAGTCGTCGCCTGCATTCTCAAACCATGCGTCAATATCCAGGCCAACGCGCCGCCAGTCTACGCTTGCCTTTGCCTTGCGTGCGCTTGTCTTGGCATCGTTGATGATTGCGAGGGCCGCTTTGCGCTGCTTGTCGAATACCTGGCGGGCCGCGTCCATGAATTCCGATTCCCACTTGCGGGCGGTAGCGTCGTGCGCTTTCCAATGCGCAGCCTTTTGTTCAGATGTGTACGGAAAGCGGAGTGACTTGATAGACTTATCCCCGCGCTCGTCTTCGGTGGCGTCTGCAATATCATCGTCGCCTGGCGTCGCCTCGGGTAGCTGTTCGATGGCAGGCAGGTCAATGCCGAGCCATTGCGCAGCCTGGGCCTGGGTCATGCTGCCCGACGATACGAGTTGCACGTATGCGGTCGCCAGGGCGGGCTTGTCTTGCTGCAATACCTTGATGTCGGATGTATCCAACGCCACAAAGCCGCCATCGGTGGATTGGACATAGTACCGCAAATCATCCTCAAACATTTTGATCTCGTTAAGCATGGTATCTTGCCAAAACGCCTTTTGCGCTTGCTCATAGTTGCTGTATGTGCTGCGCATCAAGCCAGAGCGGGAACCAACCAGGATACCAGGCACGCCGAATGCCATCAATATGCGGGCCTCGTTGCGTTCATCCTGGTCGCTGAATCCCATCTCGTTGAAATTCATCCCCAACCGTTCGACCTTGCCGCCGCTGTCAAACACGCCAACATTGACGCCCCAATTCTCGTACCCGCCGTATATCTCGCGAAACTTCTCGCGCGTGGCCTTCATCACATCTGGATCCATTGGCGTGTTATAGGTCACGTAGACATTCATCATGGTGCCAGACTTGAAAAAGCGGTACAAGAAATCTGTGATTGCGTTGTCAACGTCACCACTGCGGGCGGCTGACATCAAGGGCGGTCGCCCGTGGCCCATGCCCTCCAATGGATCGCCAGGGTTGGGATATTTGACATGGCTGATATTTTTGCTGTCAATGGCTGTTTTATCGTAGACATACCCGACCGTGTTTTTATCCAGCGGGATGATACCCATCTTGAGCGGGTTGAGGGCATACAGCGCGGACGGTACACCCAGCGCGCCGCCTTTGCGGTCGATATAGGTAAACGCTTCTCCGGCTGTGTTTAGCCAGATAGATTGCGCCTGGATAAACTCTGCCCATGACTGTGACGGATTGGGCCGCTGGCAAATGGCCTGCAACGGGTGATTATCGGGTAGCAGCTCGGGCCGGTCGCTCTCGCCACTGTAGGCGCGCAATGGTGCTTGTGCCATCGCCTTTGCCTTATACATGATGGCGGCATAGATAAGGGCGTTCATTCCAAAGCCTTCGTCAATGTAGCTTTGCACGCCATTCAGGTTATATTGCGGCGTGTCCTGTTTCCAGGCAGGCCACAGAGCGACGGGCAATTCTTTCGGCGCATCGCCCCATTTAGCCCAGGGCAGGCCATTCGAGAACACGGCCCGCGCCAGCTTGATGCGCTCGGATAGTTTAGGTTTTTGATTCATACTAGGCCAACTCCTTTGCGTACCGCAGCCTTGTGCATCAAAGCCGCGGCGCTGATAGTATCCGGTAAATGTCCTTCGCCGTAAACGTCATCGACGCTTGCCAGTCTATGCTCATTTTCCATGTACTCAATCATGGGCGCTTCGTACTCGCCGCGCTCGACTGCGCTGATATATTCGGTCAGCATGTCCGATCTCGTGCGCCCTGACATGATGACCGATTCGGCCCCCCAGCGAGATGACAGCATAGACGCCACAACGTCGCCGATGCCTGTACCATCATGGCACGCCCGCCCGCCGTAACGATTGATGCGATCATCCAGGCGGGCTGTCATCTGCGGCCATGCCTCGCGCCCCAGGCGCTCGAATGCTACGATGCGGCGCGGCGTGGTGTCAATGCGGCTCGTAATAATAATTGTCCAGTCCTGTTTGCGCGCCCAATCTGCCCCGGTAGCATATTTTGCGCCCGGTTGGGGTGGCTCAATCTCAATATACTGACGCGGCGCGCCCGCATATGTGCCCAACTCACGGTCAAACATTTGCGCCACCTTATCGGGCTGAATGGCTCTGCTATCCGGCGCCGGGTCTTGCAGGTCGTACTCGGTCGCGAACATGACGGCTGTCACCTCGTTGCGCTTGCGTTCCACCTCTGCCGGGTCCAGCCAGCCCTGCATTGTCTCCTTGTAGCACCACTGATGCACCGGCCATCCCTTCTCTGCCGCCCGCTTCAGGATGGCGGTCATTGTGCCGTCGGCGTATTGATGCGTGCTGCTCATCACTGTTTGGGCGGGTATGCCTGGCTTGCTCATTGGCTGACCAAGTGCGGCGTCCAGTATTTCTATGTCCATCTCGTCAACTTCATCCAGGCGCAGCCGCTGCGGGTGTGGGCCGCGCACGCTGGCCTGACTAGCCATGAGTGCCTGCACCTGGTTGCCCCAGATTAATTTCGTCTCACGCTTTGACGGGTCACTCGCGAGCAGGTCGCGCGGTGCATCGTCATAAAGCCAAAAACGGTGCATGTGGCTGTGAACGCGGGTAGACTGTTCTCCACTGCCGCCTAGAATATTCACGTCTGCCTTGAGCGCTGCCGCCTCAGTCGTGCCAAGCAAAGCCAACAAAAAAGACTTGCCGCCAAAGCCGCGCGATGCCTTCCACACCACGACAGGGGAGCGGGCAAAGTATGCGTCACAGAATGCGCGCCACGGTGTAGAATGATTCGGGCATACTTGAACGTCTGGGATATGAACGCCAAAAGCAACGCGGATGAAGTTTTTCAACTCCGCTTCAGTTGTGATCGGGAGGTGAAATCTATGCTCCGTTGCCATCGCTCTCCCGGTCGTCATGTACGATGATGCGGATAACGTCACCCTTCACGGGTGCGCCTCCGCTGGTAACGTCCACCTCTGCCCGCGGTGGGCCGTCAATGTGCGAGTAAATCCACTTGACAAACTCCATCCAATCACGCGGCGCGAGTTGCAGAACCGTACCATCTGGGAACGTGGCGCGGCCCTCAGTCGCCGCCTCTGACACAAGTCGCGCCAGGATACGCTTGCGTGCGGTCTTTGCATCGCCATCCGCAACCGTATGCGACAATGCCCGCTCTAGAATAAGCGTTAACTGCCTACTCTTTGGCGGGCGTCCATTGGGATTGTTTGTTTTGCCCTTTGGTGGCATTTCTGTTCCCTTTGTTAATCAAGTCGTTTTCTTCAATTGGCATTGCAACAATCGACAACGCTACACCAAACCGTTGACACTCTGCGAGCTGTGCCATTTGCATCACTGCCGTTTCTGGTAAGTCAAGCGTCACCCTTACCCCACCGTCCACAAGCGTTTGCACCTTATAGACCTGTGCGGAGAAGATGACACTCTCCATCACACCACACTCCGCGTCACATCTGCCGATACCTCGAACTGCCCCGCCGATGGCGTATTCACCGCGCCCGCAATAAGCGTTTGGATGTCATACGCGTACAAGCCAGGGATAATATCATCCGTCACCGACTCGTCCAGCGCAATAGTAATCGACGTTGTGCTGTTCACGGTGATGCTGCCTTTTGTCGCATCCGATGCCGCTGCGCCGTTGACGTACAACAAGCCGTCGCCGGTGCCAGATGCGTTCTTCTTGACCTGGATAACGCTGGCCGCGTCCGTGTCGCCTGGGCGGTGCTTGACCGTGAACCAAATTGACGTGTAGCCCGAATTGTCAGGCAGACCTGTAACGGTGATGCTCCAACTGTCGCCGCGCCGTTCGGTCATCAGGTCGGCTGTGGTGGTACTCGTTGCGCCGGTGCTGGATACAGTCAGCGTCCTCGACGCATAACTCCAATTAGCGGTAGTGATTTCCGTCACCGCATCCGTTGCCAGGGCCGCAGCGCTCACCGCGTCATTCGCCAGCGTCATGGCGTCACCTGCAACGGCCCGCCCGCTGATCGCCGCGTCCACGTAATCCACCAATCGCTTGCCGATGCTACCCGCGATTGTCCAGACCGTGCTGGCAATATCGCCCCAACTGATCGACCACAACGTCCATAGGCAAGCTACGTGCTTTTGTGTCACGGTCGCATCGGCTGTTTTTGCCACCGCCGAATAGTCGTACAGCGTCAGGTCAGCACTTGACAACAGGTAATGATAGAGACCGTCCCCCGTCTCTGTCATGTTGCCCGCTGTGACCACCTCAGAGTGTGCTCCGCTTGAGCGCGTCACCCGATGGATGTCAATAGTTGGCGTAAGGCCCGTTTTTCCGGTTGTGTCTGCCGACGCCAGGTAATGAGCGTGGAACAAAATATCGGCCATGATCGGCCCTCCTCAATCTACCCGCGGCGGGCGAGTGTTTGCTGGAAAAATGGGCACGCTGCCAACTCAGCCGCCACCGATGCAAGTAATGCCTGCTCTGCGCTGGCGTCATCTGCGCTGGCGTGGCCTGTTTCGGTTGCCAATGCCTCCGCGCCGTCCAGTGCGATTTGCGCCAGAATGGCGTTGATCTCGGATAACTCCGAGACGACCGACTGCATGTGCGCGACGGTGTTGTTGATCTTGCTTGCGAGCCTGGTCTGTGTGCCAGGGTAGAGATGATTTGATGCCATAGATTAGCCTCCTACGGGACACGCCCGCTGATTTTGCCCATCGCCCATGCGATGTTTGCAATTTGATTGTCAGTCAGCACAACCGGATATATCACAAATGATGCAATGGATTTGTTAAAATAAGAGTTAGGCGTACCGCTAGTATTAAGTGCCAATATATATATCGGTACAGATGGCACATCGAGTCCAGCACCGATGAGCGCCACGTATCCGCCATCCATAAATGCACGCTTCTGCGAGATACCGTAGTTGTGATTTAGCAAATCGTTATTATAATTTCCGGAATTAATAAACCCGTTAACAGACTCGGTAGACGTCGCTCGCTGCCTGACACGGATATTTTTTGCTCCGGTGTCAGATTGCGCGCCAAACACAATAGCGTTAAGACTTGGCGGCGCGTCTGCAATCTGCTCAAACAAATATGTATACGCGACATTCGCCGGTGTAATATCGGTTTTGATGTATTGATTACTACCGTTACCTGTCCACCCAACACCTATGCCCCAACTTGGCACGACTCCATCCACAGCATCATGCGTCCCAGGCGTATTGAGATTAATTTTGCTGTTAGCGTAGCTCGCAGCATCCGTCCGCGCATAAATCGTACCAGTCCCCCAGTGCGGTTGATACGCCGCCACGCATGACGCCGCAGGTATCGCTGCCTCTGCTGGATATGGCGCGGTTGCGGGCCACGGGCCAAGATACCAATTGTATCCGCCCACGCTCACCGGCGACGCTGCCAGCGGCCCGCTCACTGACCCACGCGCTCCGAGTGGCGTCAACATGTGCGGCCTCCACTGTGTATTGTTGTCATCCGTTAACCATCCTTATGCGTCGTCAAGAATGCCATCGGGTCGCGGTAATTCGCAATCACCGCGGCTTTGTCTGCCCCAGGCCAATGGCCCGGATTATCTGCCAATACATCGGTAAACGAGACGTCAAAATGCAGATGCTCCCATCCCGGCTTGCCAGGCATTGTGCCGATTGTGCCAACCATTGCGCCGATGTCTAGCAGGTCGCCAGCGCTTACGTTGATGGTCG